TGCCCATTTACCACTTCTAGTCCACTGCTTCTTTTGACGTTCTGATTCTTCGAAGATAGCAACATTAGCATCTGGGTTGTTTATCGTTCTGGGTATGTCCTTTAAAGGTTCCTCCCAAGGAGGACGGGAGGAAAAATTTAATGTTTTTAACTTTTTAATAAACTCTTCATCTTTTGTCATAAGTTTACGAAAGTCCTGCTGGGTCAGGACTATCGCCCTAAACTTCACTAACTACGACGTGACACAGTGCTGGATATTTACTCCGAACGCACTGTTAAGTACCGTCGCACCAAAGGTTGTCTTCCAACCTGCGGTTGCCACTTTATCTGTCGGATCAGCAACACCACCAGATCCAAAGCCGTGCATGATGATAGACAAATCTTGTAGATTTGTTACACCAAAGGCTTCTTTTCCTAGGAATTGCGTTTCGTAAACAGAACCAGAACCGACGACAGATGTAGTGCTAAGGACTTTAGCGTTGGAAGATTCAAGGAAACGAGTTCCCATAAGCTTTCCAAGCTCTCCATTTAACAATCCATTTACTTCAGTTCTATAAGTGTTTGCGGTTGTCCAACCACCAGTGGTTGTATCAGCCTGTAAGTCATAGACAGCGTACGGATGTACGACTGCTAACCAGAATCCACCATCTGGCTTGGTTGCGTTGTTGGCTGATAACGTGCGGATAGCTTTCCTGATTTCTGTAATCGAGAGAACTCCGGTGCTAGGAATGGCTGTTACACCATAAGTCCCAGACAAACCAGTTGCGATTTGTGGAGTTAAGCTATTAGAAATAGCATCACGAACTACATTATCAATGGAAACACCAGCGTTGTAGCCTAACAATTCAGTAGCCTGCTTCATCATGTCACCAAAAGAGGTGTACTTGAGAATGTCTGAAATAGACACACCCGCATCGTATTGAGCTGTTGAGCCCGTTACGTTGACGGCTGACATACCTACACAAGTTGTTGGAACTCCTTCGCCTTGTCCTGCGGTAACTTCTGGAAGATTAATAAATCGTGTCCAGTAAACCACCCCAGTACCATACCCACCTGCACCTTGAGGAACCTGCACATTGAGTTGACCTAGTTGTTTATGAACTAAGTTTTCTTCTGCGCGGGTTAAGAACGTCTCACGATAGAAACGGCTCTTAATTGCCTCGGATACATTTGCACTTGTACTAATTGCACTTGCGATAGCCATATATATTCACAACCTTTCTATCAAGCTATTTGTCCCAGATACCTTGATCTTTCATCCATTTCTCTTTTTCTTTTAGACTCATGGAATCCCAGTCCGGCCCATCGGTCGGAAGATCGCCAGTATTGGGCGTAGGAGTAACGGCTGCTTGGGCATCACGCTTTATCACAGACGCTTTAATCTCCTTTTGACCTACTTCCTGTCCTGCTTGATGAAAAGACATCATCTTATCTACAAAATCAGCAAGTCCAAGACTTGGATCAGCGGTAGAAGCTTTAGAATAAAGTTCTGCCACTGTCTTAGCCTTCTCCTTGTCGTAAGTCTCACTATCCTGGTTTAGGATAGGATACTTAGACTCGACCTTTAGTAAGTCCTTTTCAAAGCTGCTCACTTGAGCAGACTTTCTTGCGAACTCACCTAACTCCGTTTTCACCAGATTTCTGGCTGTATCGGCGACTTGTGCTCTGTAATCGTCTAACGAAATCTCACCTTGTGGCACCTGATCTTGCAACCAGGGTGGCAAGTTGGCGTTCTGTTCGATAGGAACAGGTTGCACTTTTAAAGACTCCAATTGTTTACGAAGTTCAGAGGCTTCGTCAGTCTTAGCCTTTAATGTGTCAATAAGCTTTTCCGTTCTGCGTTCAAAACGTGGTGTCTTATCAGACAGATTAGTCTCAACCTCTCCCTGTTCTTCAACAGGTTTGACCTCTTCAGTCGTCGGGGCTGCGGTTTGTTCTTCCTGGTCTTGGGCATTGAGTTCCTGCAGGGATTCTCCTTGTCCGTTGGTTCCAGTCAACTCTACGGTGGTGTTTCCTTCCACCTCTGTATGAGTTGCTTGTGTTGTTTTGGGCAACATATTAACTTTTTAAAACGGGCCATAAATAACTTTCTTCAATCCCGACCCTCAGTGCGGATTGAGGAGAGCCAAAGGCTCCAAGAGTAGTCCGTTAGGCTACTTTTGCAAACTTCGGCATTCCTTTTTCATCTATTCCCATCAGTCTGGTATGAACTCCTATATAACTTGAGTGTCTTATCGGACAACTGTCGCAATGGATATACGGTCCACGTTGTTTCCAGTTGTGACCAGTAAGTTTGATCTTACTGGCGAGGTCTGGGTCAAATTGCCCTTCATCATGAAAGGGTTCATTTTCCTTTTCCTCTGATGGATTCGGTTGTTCGCTCAACTTTGTTTGTTAAAGAAAGTAAATTAGCTTTTGTCAGTCGGATGACCGCTCGGCGCATTACTATCTCATCTGAACTCACTCCCGCCTCAAAAGCTTCGCCCTCAAGGTCATCCATCCGTGTAACAAGATTGTCGATATACTCTTTAACCAGCCAGTAACCTGGCGACATACCGAATGTCTTCCAGTCTTCATCTTTTTCTTTAAGGGCATCAAAAGTTTTAACTTGTTCATTTTTAATCTTTCCAAATATTTCCAGAATAGGATTACCTGATGGCGGGATTGCCTGCTCCATTACCAAATATTTGATTAGCTAACTCCTGAATTGCTGGATCTTGGAAACTACCACTTAACGGTCCTTGTTGTGCTCCCTGTTGTCCTGGTGGTTGTTGAGATGGTGGCATTTGTGGGGGTTGCCCTCCACCTGTTTCTTGTGGAGATCCTGGTCCCATTTGATTAGCCATGTATTGATCCATTGACCCTGGCTTAGCTGAGAGTTGTTGCATCATTTGTTGGTTTTGGTCCATCATTTGCATTCCCTGTTGATCTTGAGGAGTTAAATCAACCACAATCTTTTCCCAATCTTGAATACCAGAACTAATAATTGACCGTTGATATAATTCACCAATATTCACTTTCTTACCGTTAGACTGCAGAGCAGGGGCTAGGACTTGGTAGTTCTGCATTGTAAAGTTAAGAAGATTGGTTATATTCTCGTTTTCTTGCTGTTGGTCAGCTTTGTAGGTAGAACCCTTAGTAATTTCGTAATCAAATTTAGCGTTTTCGAAGAGTTTTTTAGAGATGGAAACCTTTCCCCTATCAGAACCATCTAAATATTCCGTTACATCAGGATAGATAGCTTGAATTTCTTTAATTTCTTTAGAAAACAACCGAAGTTCTACGTTTTTATCTAACCCATTAGCTGTTAGATTGACAAATCGGCTCATTACTTCCTGTAAAGACTCTTCCATCATAAATCTATCCCATGCATCTCGCGTACTTTCTCTGGCTGCCTGCATCTTAAGAGCTTGAGGGGTCTTTCCCATTTGCTGATCGGTTGATTGTTGAACCGTAGTGTCACTAGACCCACCAAGATTCTGAATTGCACCAAGCAAGAACTGATAAGTATTTTGGAAAGTATTAATTCCTTGGGGGCTAGCGTTGAATGTTTCTATCTTTGCTCCGGGTTTAGTTAATAACCACTTGGCTGCAGGTTCCATGAGAATTGAGGAGGGGACAACATCGTCAGCTACCATTTGAATTGGGGGAAAGATAGACATCTTGACCCCATCTAGGTACAAGTTCCAGAGAGAATTGAGTGCGTATTGTAACGTCTTACCTCTTTCAAACTCACCAAGACCATAGATAGAGTCAAGCATCGGAAAACAATACTTAGCTGCTACTGGAATCTTGTCATCGCCATGTGGATTTTCTATATCTCTTAAAACAAGTTGTTCATCTTTGTATTGAGGTGCTACTGTAAGCCATCTATCATTTCTATATTCTGTGTAGATCTCAATAAGCTTAAAATCCTTGGTCTTTGAAACGCTCGGTTGTCTGTCGGTTTCAATAAAACTTCTTTCGTTTGAATCTTTGTCACCTGGAGGTTGGGATCCGCCCTCTTTAAGTTTGGTTAAAACTTTGTCGATATTTTTCCAAGTATCTTTATTCCTAGCCAGTAACCATTCTTTAGTTACCCACGTTGATACACCAAAGTAGTCAGAGTCTTTAATCGAGAATCTGCCAGGTTGTGGTCTGCAGTGTCTTATGGGCAGAAGCCACATGTCTGGACCAAAGTAGGTATCAGTATCTACCCGATCTACCAAAGCAAACATCGAACCGTAAATGAGTGAATAAAGATCCCATAAGCGGTTTTTAATAAGAAAAGTAAACTGTGAGTTAGCATTGGGGAGAACCCATTTATCTTGGAGAAGATTCATTAACATGTTCTTGCCTTTATCATCACCAGACATGGCTAAAGATTTACCTGAAGGATTTTGCGCCATCACTCTACCGCAGCGTTCAATAGTCATTGTTGCCAGTCGTGGATCATAAACAGAAGCGTTTGTTTCTTCGCCAGTGATTGAGTCAAGGTTCTTACCAATGTACATTGCTTCCTTTTCAGTAAATGAAGCAATGTTGGGTTGGACTAGGTCTTGCCATGACCTTTCGTAGTGTTCAAATATTTTATCAAAAGTCTTTCCAGACTCCGAGGATTCGTAAAGAGATTTACCTTTATCAGTCTTTTTAGCCATAAAAAATACCGCAGGTCTTTCCTGCGGCGTGAACTTGCAAGTTCTATGCCTAACTAGCGCTTTATATCACAAGCCTTATAGAAAATCAATAGTTCTTCTTGTCATAGAACTGATTTGTTACCTCTTTAATCTCACCATCATTAAAAACTAAAGTGAATGATAATGTTCCTGTTTCTTTGGTATCGGTCATATGTTTAGCAATCGCGATAACTCTTTCCATTGCTTTAGAATTATCTCCTGGAGCAAAACGTTCGTGTCTAAAGGAATTAGTGACAATAGCCACAGGGATACCACGATGAGTTGTAATCGTTAAATTAACTTCACCAAATTGTGTTGCCTGTATCTCCCTGTAAATGTCCATGAACATCGGCAGGGTTGATGTCGGGACATCAGGTGTCATCTAGTACCAACTCCTTGCTTTGAATCCTTCTTTGGGCATTGCATCCATAATAGCTTGATAGTTAGTTTCTTTGGCATTCTCTAATCCATATCTGACAGCATCCATGCAGTGGTTAAAGATTGGTGATGGTTCATTAATTATCTTTCCTTCCTTATCTGTCATCCAAAGATAGTTGCGATATTCTTTGGCCATGTTCAATGATCGTTTGGTCATACTCACCCGTTGCTGTTGGACAAATTGTATACCCTGTAGGACGCTACCCTGCCCCTTGGCTGCCGGTAAGATGTTAATACCGAATGCGCGTATCTCATCAATGCTCTTAGGTTCGGCGCTGTCAGCCATTACCAAAGCAAGTGGAATATTCTTCAGTGTATTAGCAATCTGATCGTTCGTAAGTTGTGGCATGTAAGTTATTTCATCCAAGATGTACCCACCGTTATACTGATAGATGGCTACTATGGCACTAGGGTCGTTTGAATAGCCAAAGTCTAACCCGTATCGATAGAGTCTCGCCTCGTGGGGTATCTCGTCTATCATTTCCCAGTCTTTAAATATCCTACCTTCCGCTTCTCCCAACTGCCCCTCACCGTAAACTTGCCACCAGAGTTTGTTAGTTTTTCTTGCTTCAATGGCTTTTACTATCATGGGGTCAAGAGCTTCGTTATCTTTGTAGGTAAGCGTTAGAAAATCACACTCCATCTTGCCATATATCTCGGAATACCACCAAAATTCACTCACGGGATTCCAGTCTAACCAGACAACTAACTTAGTACGAACTTCTAGCTGTGTGTAGGTTTCATAGCTTATGTTGTTGGCCTCGTTGATAAAGAGAAGGTCACGTCTTGGCCCCCGGACTTTCCCCGGTTGATCGGCTGAAAAGAACTCTATCTTAGTGTTATTGGGGAAAGTATAAACATAATCGGTTTTGTTCCAGGCGTTGTCATTAAACCGTTGTAAGTCCTGCATAATGGAAAGAAAGTCACGGATTGCACCGCGTTTCAAATGTGGGAAAGACTCCGATACAACGCTTATTGTCTTATCCTTATGCTCCTGGGCATAGACAATAAGCCACATAAGAATTGAGATGGTCTTAGAAGCTGACGTACCTCCGGCCACGCCCCGGATACGCTTGGTTAAATCAAGCAGTTTATTAAAGGCAGTAGTACGTTGATAGATCATTCCTTTTTCCAAAAAACAAATCTATACCCAAGTAAATTAAGTTCCCAAAGCAATCGGTAGTTTGTGCCCCCAGACCAAGCATCAATAGTTTTGCTGGCATCGGAAAAGTAAATATGGCCAGTAAATCCTTTACTAACTCCACCTAAGGTTACCCATTTTTCGTGTGGCTTATACTTTTGTTTATGACACGAACAGATACAGTCTTTGGGGTCGCAGTTAATAAGTTTACTAGCAACCATGCAGTTTTGACAGTATTTATTATCTTTAATTCTCATTCTTTACCTCCTTTCTCCACCACTCCGTTCTCGTTTATTTGAATGTTGATTATGGGAATAACAGTATCTGATGGCTTTTCTTTTTCAATATCAAGTAACTTACCTAGTTTTGTATGATAGGGTTCTCTTGTTTTGTGGTCTGGATACATTTCTCCAGAAAACTGATCTCTCCGTTCGGCGTGTAATCCCTCATAGAGTTGTTGAAAATAACTCTCATTTCCCAAGTCGTAGGCATCAAGAACAGCTTTTTTGTCAACCTTTGCCAACACTCTTGATCCAAGAGTTCTCGCACTACCATAATCAGCTTCTGGATGTAATTCTTGATATGCTTTTGTTGCGTTTCGATTATGTTTTAACCAAGTAAGGAAAAATAAAACAAGATCAGTGTCTCCCCCTAACGCCTCCTCTAATTTCGAAACATCCAACATCTTATTGTCTGGCATATACCCTCACTTTCCCGCCATAAGTATCCGTAGTCTTATGGCAATCTAAACAAAGAGTTCTCCCATTGTCTATTGCAAACCTTAATTCTGGATAAAGAGAAAACGGTTTAATGTGATCTGGATGCAATTCCCCGCCACGATTACCACACCAGATACAAGTGTAGTTGTCTCTTTCAAAAACCGCCGTTCTCCAAATTCTATATTCTAACGATCTTCTCATTACTTTATTTAAGGGAGCTACCCCACCCTTCCAATTACTTCCATTTTTACCTGACATTTTAATGCTCATATGTTTTTTTTCTTCCTCGGTGTGATGTTTCCCTTTCATCCCTGACTCATGTGTTCCCCAATTCCAAGGATGCTGACCTTTCCTAAATTCAGTTTTAACTCCAAAATGTTCGCCCTTTTTAATCAATCTAGTAGGCATATTTCTCACCAAACGCTGGCATTAACTTAGCTAATTCGTCATCCTCCTCTATAGGTTGTAATTTATCCATATTTATTCTTCTAACTTACGTCTTTGCTCGTTTCTTAAATAACTAGTCTTCATCATAAGGGTCAACTTCTTCAATACCTAACACCGCTTTTATCTTATTTTTAATTTCTTCCCGACCATCACGAAGCCCTTGATTGTAGGCAATTTTGCGAATATATTTTTCGTTTGCCGTTTCCGGTTCACCCCATAGTTTTTTAAGTGTTTTCTCTAATTTTTTAATATCTGTCTCGCCTAATGATTTAGTAGGTTTAATATTTCCTAACATTCCTAAATTGGTAAATGAATCAGGATTGGTGTTTTTAATATGTTTCAATGTAATTCATTACTCTTTTGAGGGCTTCCCTTTCTTTCTTAACGGTTTTCTTTATTTTCTTCTTTCTGGTTTTATCTTTGGTCTTAACTTCTTTCTTGGTTGGTCTGGAATGGTCATGTTCACAACCATTTTTAAGACATATAGGACAGATTAATTTAGGTCCTTCTTGCCATTCTGGTTGACCGGTTGGTTTGGTGGATTTAGATTTCATTTAATTTATCTATTATCCTATCCAGTGCCTGTAATATCGCCATTTCAGAGAGCGTTCCACCAATTGGAGTTTCTCCAGTATCAGACACCAACCAAAATTCATTACCATAATGTCCCAGTTTTACTTTCCAAGGTTTCTCTATTTTCTTTCCCTTCTTATTGATTGGTTTTTTAGTCATAGTAAACAAAATTTAACTCACAATATTCTTTGATCCATAATTGCCATTGTAAGTTTGTCATATCCTTTTATTCTCCCCCTAAGACTTAAAAAACTTATTAATCCTTTTTAGTTAATAGTTCGGGATTCTCGTAAATATTACCAATTATTTCTACATCCTTAATTTCCCAATAGGTATCTGGTGTAGCGAAATGTCCACGATCACACCACATTAGATTCCTAATACTTAAGTTGTCGTCTTGAGTTGTAAATTCTTGCATTGGTTTTCCAAATAAAGTAAATCCTCCTCTTCCTCCGTATACTTGCTCCACTAACTCATAACCCCCGTCTTTCTGTTGTTCTTTACACCACCCCTTACAAATATCCTCTTCGTAAATTTCCTTGCCGTTTTTATCGGTCAGGCCTGTGTACTGCATCACAATAAAATATGGTTCATCAGAAAGGATATTATTAAACATATAATCTTCAAATTTATCCCAATTAAGCATTACTTTTGCGGTTTCATTCCACGCTCTAAATT